TTCGCCCGGCGCATCATATCCTGTAGTTCTCTATTTGAAGCCTGCGCAACTGCTGCTTCAAACTGAGTACGACGCCCGGTTTGAGCCGCGCCAGGTACATTACCTCCAGATAATCCTTGAGTACGCATGTACTCTTGAAGGCCTGCAAGGCCCGTTGGACCAGACGCAAATCCTCCTTGAATATCAGCCTTGACTTTTACTGAAATTCCCGAAAGCTTGGCTTGAACAACTCTGCGAAAATCCGCTACATCAGCATTTGTGATCGACGGTTTAATGCTTGTGTTAATACGAATCTTTCCATCGCCCTGTTTAACTGTCTGATTTTGGGCAATGCGGGCCTTAATGCCAACAACCGTATCATTTACATCTTTGGCGGTAGCAGCGTTTTTAATGCTGACAGGAATCTCGACTTTCTTTCTTGCGCTTAGCGCATCAAGACGAGCCTGAAGATCGTCAAAAGTTTGCTTTCTAAGGCCTCCCGTAATATTGAGTTCAATATTGTACTTGCGCCTTTTAATTGCACGCTGAAGATTATTTAGCTCGCTATCGACTACTTTTCTGTCAAGCTTAATCTTGATACGCGCAGTAAATTCAGACGAAGCAATTCGGCCCAGCTTTTGAAGCTGCTGGCGAAAATATACGAGATCAAATGATACGCCAAGCCGAAGTTCCGCCGCCATTACTGCGCTTACAGCATTCTTCTATTAAGTGTAGCTTTAATAGCACATAATATTACTCATCATTTCGCATTGAAGCGTTTTTAAGTTCCTCTGCCAACATCGAAACAACGCGGGCGTCCATTCGCCTGGTCTTCATCAAGCGCTTAAGCACAATAATGCTTTCGTCGGTAATGCCTGTTTCCTTCTTGAGTTTGCGCGTATCAAATGGCAAGAAATCATCAGCAGTAAGGCTTACCTTCTTGCCTCCAAGCGCATGCGCAACCATTGTGGCCATTTTGGCCACTGACAAACTGTTTAAATTGTATTGCAAATGATCGTGCTTCTCTAAAAATTTAAGAGCAGCAATTACGTCTTTTACTTTTTGTTTAGAAAAGCTTTCTGGTCCCCATCGATCATCCTTAAGGCATGATGCATTAAGGCGAAAAAAGATGGCATCCCAATCAGTGAGCCCCTTTAAGAAAGCTCTCGCTTGTTTTTCTACTCGTTCGGCAAGGCATCTTCCTTCACCTTCCTCTTCGATTTTTTTGCTTGTGCTGCTTTCACCTCCGCATCTTGTTCTTCGGCAATAAATTCCAACACCTTAGTAGTCAGCTCTCGCGTCATGCCTTTTGTGTCATCCATTGACCAATCAGTAAGACGCTCCCAATTGTCACCAATTTTTCCTTCGCCACGGCAACGCATAAATGCAGTGATAAGCCTTGCATTCCCAAGTTCCGCAGAGCCGCCTGCAGTGATCATGAAGAGGGCTTCTTCGGTGTAATCGGCCAACAGCTCGCTCTCGGAAAAACCACCGCCTCCCTGGAGCATTTCAAAGGCCTCGTCAAGAGGGATGTCTTTCGCAGCGGCAATCTTCTTCGCAAGCTGCACCGCTTTAATTGTGCTCTGACTTTGAGCCTTGCTGATCTCCTCTTGCTCGATACTCTCAGCAATCAGCCATCCGCCATGCTTTTGCATGCGCAGAGCAGGCGTGAGTTCAAAGTAGCTGACCTCTTCAGACGCCAGCAGAAAGCTGTATTTGCTCATAATCCAAAATTGCCAACGGCACATTAAACGCCTTCAGTCGTTCGCCTTTGGTGCGAGCGTCTTCCGGGAGTTCAATCAGAAACGAATGTTGCTCGTTTGAGATTCTAATGGTAGTTTCTGCGAATGAAATAACGCATAAGATGCCGGCTTCTAGTGTTGGGCCGTCAACCGTCGCGTTGATTACGTGCACCTCGCCGTTGTCGCTCTGCAGATAATCAATGGGAGTGTCAGGCATTGAGGTGGCGGTCTAGTGCATCCATTAAATCACGCTTAATTTCACTTGTCTCAAACAAATATTCCGATGCAAGCTCGTCTGTCCATCGGCGAGGCGCACGAGAATATGGACCTTGCCCTTCATGAACAAACCAAGCATATTCTTCGCCGCTTGAATTTTTAGCGTCCCAGTGCCAGTTCGCTTCGGCGCCTGTTGCGCCTCGCGTAAACTTATAAGACTCCACGCCACTTTCATACAGCGACTCCGTGTCCAGAATGTCACGAGGATCTCTTGCTATTTCGCCATTTTTCCTCAGAGTCGGCGGTCCCGGATAACGGTATTTGTCTTCAAACTTCTCCCTCCAATAACGTTCGTTAACATCCTCTCTCGTCCATTCTTCAAAAGCACTTAAAAGCGCCTGCTCAAGTTGCTTTGCTCCAACAATTCTTGCTATACCAGCCATCTTTATTCGTTGGCAACGTGACGATATTGAGTGGCTAGTTCAATGTCGGGAATGATAATTCTTGCATATTGATACTCTCTATCACTTGAAGGGAAGCCTCTCACAGTGCAATCAGGAAAGTGCCGTTGAATTCTCTCAATAGCCTCATCCATGTCCTCAGCAGAAGGATCGTATTGCGACAGCACTAGCTCCCATGCCTTTCGCATCTCAACGAGCCCCATCAACGGGCGCGATGCGCGTGTTGGATACTGCCTAATCGCCGCTTCTAGTCCCTGCACCTTCCACCCCTTGGGCACTCCACTGCGGCCATCCACCCACAATGCAGGCGCTGTGGAATTGTTTGGCAACGTATAAGTGCCGAGCAAGTCGGACAACAATTGCTCGACAGTGCTGCGGATTTCCAGGATGTTCATACTAATAAAATAGCCCCCTTTCGGGGGCTTGTGAGAACGTCTCTAGCTTGATGATCAAGCGTTAGGAGAGGTGGGCAGGATTGCGCCGGAGATGGTGCAACGACCAGTGCCATAAGTACCACGGCTCATCAGGTCGAAAGTGGTCTCAACGAGGTTATCAGCAGGATAGCTTTCGTTGTAGTTCATCACGGTTGCTGCAAAGCAGGTGAGGTCATAAGTTTGACCACCGAGGAACTTGAAGATTTCGACATACAGTTCAAAATCTTTTTCGGTGCGACCGCGCAGCACCAAATCCATAGCCTCGTCAAAAGCAGTCTCATCAATGGAGCTGCCATCGAGATCCTTTTGGAAATACGAAGTGATGGAAGCTTGACAACGCTGGGTGACTTTCACGCTATCAGCGAAGCCGCCACCACCAAGCAGGTAGTATTCTTGCTCACCATCGTTAAATGCGACGGAAGCATTGGTCACGCCACCCAGGAAATACATGTTGGAGGGAACTCCAGACACGGGACGGGCGAGAACGCCAGCAGAGGCGGGGGTAATATCAGGACGAGTGGCGCCGGAAAGAGCGCCCACATACACAATGGTGTCCTGGCTCTTGATGATCTGTGTGGGATGTTGAATGGCCATTGAAACAATGCGAAGGAGCGTGATTAACGATTAAGGACACTACCTGCTCCCACAACTCTAAAGTAGCCGTGGATTGGAGTGCCCAGAAACTGACGGTAGTGGTCAGTCATCTCGGTCGTAGGGAGTAATTCAAAACGCCCCTCCTGATTTTCAATGGTGGCCGCAGCCACACTTCCAGGGGGCACTCCCGAAAACGCCAGTGGGCTAACAAGCCTGCCCTTCATATAGATGGCAGTTTCATCAGCCCCGAGTCGTTGATCGTATCGAGGATCCTTGCTCTGCTTCAAAGTGGCATAGTACGTTTCATCTCCAGTGATTTCAACGTAATTACCAGTGGCCGAGTCTGTCGCATATCCGCTCGCCACTGCAAACACCAGTGTGGCATTAGCTAGTGGCGGAGCAGGATTGGTCATTAGACAACGAAACCAAGCAGAGAGGATGATGCCGCATCAGTGAGACGTTTGAACTCTTGCCCATACAACGTGGCGTCGAGACCTTTGCCATAAACCTTGCCGTCTGTTGCGCCAATCATGACGCCCATTTGTGCAAGCTGAATAGCAATGATGTGAGCGGCTAGAAAACGCACTGCTCGGTCAGTCTGATCACCAAAGATGTCTGACGAAACGTCTGCAGAGGCGCTCTCAATAGCGCCGTTCACAATTCCCGATGGATGAGGGCTGAACTCGGGGAAACGCTCTAGAAAACCAGCGTAAGTGACACTCATGCTTTTCCTGTGCGAATGGCTTCAAGACGACGGTTAATCGCATTGCGGACCCTCACGCGACCTTCAATCTTCTTCCAATCTCCGAGTTTGTCCTCGTCGTGGAGAAGTTCAATGGCCTGGATAGCCTGACTAAGCGGAAGCTGAGAAAGGTTTTCGGCGGACTTGGGAATAGTTTCCACTTCCACTCGCTCCTTCATCTCCTCAATAGCCCCAATGCGAAGAAGTCCCTGCACCGTAGGGTTCAGTTTTGCTTCTTCCCATTGCTCATCAGGAATTTCCTGATTAAGACCGGGCGCAAGGCTAATCATGCCTCGCTTAGTAATCACTCCGAAACTGGCCTCTCGCGGCGGGTTTTCAAGTTCAGGGCGGTAAGCAATCAACATTTGTTGAATTAACAAACTTGATAAGCTTAACCGCCCATTCTTGACAAACTACCTAAGGGCTTTCTCAGGGAGCCTGAACGTAGATGACGCTCTTGGGATAGTACAGAGCGACGCCACCCACGCGAGCATGAGCCGGAACAATGAATTCCAGACCGCGCTGCTGAGGGGGGAACAGTTCAAGAGGCTGAGGAATGTGCAGTTGCACTTTGCCGGGATCACGCTTGTAGATGACCATCCGGTTCTTGCTGAGGCTGCTCTTGTCAGCATCGAGCTGGTTGATGGGCTCGACGTTGCGGATGAAGGGGTTGGTGCGCAGGAAGTACTCCAGCACAGTCACATCCGAAGAGTCAGAGTTACGAGTGGTCGAAACCACGTTGTAATCTTCCCAAGCCATCAGAATGGTGTCGGGCTGCTCCTTCATGTTGGAGCCATTGATGATGGCGGTAACGCCCTGGTTCATCAGTTCCAGCATGTCCTGAGCAGTGGTGCCAGTGGCGGTAGCGCCAGTGAACCACTTGTCAGCAGACACAACGTCCACAGTGGAGTTGTTAAAGAAGCCAGCCAGGCCAACAGAGGCCTCACCGAACAGAGCAACGCTCTCCACTTTCTCTTCGTAAGCGCGACGCACAGCGGCGGCACGGCGCTGCTCCAGGGCCAGATTGGCCATTTGAGCTGCACGCAGTTCCTGCACGGTGTAGCCGAAGGAGCCACCGAAGGAGCGGATGTTGATGCTCTTCTCGACCTGGCTCACATCAGCACGCGGCAGATCATCTGCAGCGTCAGAGATGAGCTTGAAGTCACCAGTCGCATCCATGATGCGATAGGTGAAGGTCTGGGCGCCAGGACCAGCTTCGCTGGTTACAGGCAGAATTGTGGGGTATTTGATGTCGGCATACTCGACTTCAAACACTTGCGGGCGGATGTACTCAAGCTGACGCTCAAGGAACAGGCCCGCTTCATCCATACGAAATTCGCTCATTGTGTACTCCTATCAGGAATCGGCGGCAAGGGTGAAATCGGGGCCGTTCAGCTCCAGCAGAGCAACACCAGCGCCAGTGGTCTTGGACACCCAGCGGGCGCCAGTCAGGCGACGGGTCTTGCCGCTCACGTAAGCGTGAGAGAAGCGACCGGGGTGAGCACCAGCAGTGGTGCCAGTGTGAGTGGCGTAGTACACGCGCACGGGGGAGGTGAGATCAACAGCGCCGGTCACGTAGACGGCAACCACGCCCTTGTTGATTGCATTGACAGCTTGCTCATCAGCAACACCAGGACGGGAGTTGGCGTCAAGCACCTTCTCGTCCACGTAGGTGAGAGCGTTCACGCCCACGACAGTGTCGCCAGTGGCGGCCACAGTCTTGGCGGAGTTGCCCACGGTGCCAGCAGTGTTAACCACCAGAAGGTTTCCGTAAGCGATGGCGGCGCCAGTTTCGTTCACGAAAGTGGCGACGTTGTTGTCGGCAATGTCAGCGAATTGGCCTTCCAGAGCAGCAGTCAGCTCCAGCTCATAGCTGGATTGAACGCCACCGGCAGCACCTGCGCTGGTCGAAAAAGTTACGGCCATGGATTACTTAGCCTCCTTGGAGACAGACAGGGGAGATTTCCAGGCATTCTGCAGCTTCTCGATATACGAGGAGGGAGCAGACGCAGGAGTGGCGATGGAAGCCACCGCCTTACGCAGATCCTCGGTGGAATCAGCGCGATTGGCAGCATCTTCAGAGATGGTGTCGAACATTGCCAGGACGTAATCGTCGGAACGCTCGTCCAGAGCAACAGAGTCGCCGCGAACTGCCTTGATGGCGTCAACCATCACTTCACGGTCGCTCTTGCCGCTAAATTCATAAGCGGCATCCAGTACGGGCTTAGCCTTGGAAACAAGGGCCAGGCGCTCTTCAACAATGGAATCCACGTTGATTTGCTTGGCTTCTTCCAGCTCAGCCTTCAGAGAATCGACTTGCTCGGCCAGGGCATCGGCGCGACCTTCGGCCCCGTCCATTTTGCCCTTCATTTCTTCTTCCATGGCGTCCATTTCGGCCTTCATGGAATCAGCAGCAGCCTGCAGCTCGTCGTACTTCTTTTTCATGTCCTCGTAGGACATCTTGGCGTCATCGCGTTCTTTGGTGATCGCCAGAGCAACGCTCTCGCTCACCTCAAACTCGGCGCCGTCGAAAACGACTTTGGCGGACATAGTTTGATTTTCCTCAGTGGAAAGTAGGGAGGGATCGGCAGCATCTTGGCGATCCAAATGCAACCTCACCTGCGGGCCGGCTCGGCCCCGACGAACGATAGCAACGTGATTACCACTGATCTCCTTTTGGATACCGTCGTAATGCTCGCCACTATCGGTAACGCCAGGCGTCGGATCATAATTGACCCTATAGCCGGCGCTCACTTCACGAACATCGCCGCGCATTACCTTGTCAATAGTTTCGCGATCAGTCACTGTCATGACGGCTTTTACAAAGCCATTGTCATAAACAATTTCCGAGCCGGTAAAACCGATTTGGTAATCCTTGGTGTTCTCACTGTCCAGAAGGACAGGAGGATGTTCCATAGTGATGGCCTTCCCCGCAAATGAGGCAAGGCTTTCAGGAGACGCCACTTCGGTTTCAGGACGGAATTCCTTCCTGATAGAACCGTCAGCATCGGTGTAATGCTGAATACCAGTACGAGCAATAGAAGCCCACACACGAAGGTAACCCTCCGGTGTTACTTCGTATTTCTCAATAGGAGAAACGTCGTACCGGCAAGATGTGGTGCTCATACATACACTGTAGAAGCTTTATTTGCCTATTCTACTATACATTATGCTATTCTGCATAGAATGACGCAGAAAGATCTGGTCGGGCGTAAAGTTAAAAGCCCTCGCTCCTCGTACAGCGAAGCAAAGGCTCTCATAGGCTCGCGAGTTAAAGACGCCCGCCAAAGTTGCGGTCTTTCACAGCGAGCCCTGGCAGAGCTTCTATTCTGCGATCAGGCCACCATCTCCCGCATTGAAAGCGGCATCCTTGCCCCTGATGTTGCGCAAATTAAAGTAATGAGCGGAGTTTTTCAGCTCAGTGTGCTCTGGTTGATGGGCTATCCGTCCTTCGTCGTTCATGCGACGAAGGACTAATCAATCATCATCGTCATCTTCGTGTTCATCACGAATAGAAGCAAGCTGCTCCTCAATACCATCCATGATGTAAGCCTTGGCCATCGCCACTGCTTCAAACACTAAAAACTTGGCAGGTTCAAACTCCGAATCGGGAACGTCGTAAACGCTCACCACATATTCATGCGTTTCCTCTAGACGCCCATTCTTGAAAACTTGCTTCTCGACAAGTTCCCATCGAGAGGTACTGCGGTGGGCATTGCGAGACAAAATCTGCAAGGCCTGCATCACACTGATGCCGTCTTCTTCCTCACGCACCATTCTGAGGCCTTCCATCATTTTTGTTGACGCTTTTCCAGCATCTTAAGTGTTCGATTTGCCCAAGACTTACCAGCGTCGCCACCCCATAGAAGCCAAGCAATGTAGCCGGCGTCATCTTCTCCGCCACTTTTATTTTTCTCGTGTCGTGAGAAAAATGCAACCATGCGACGAATTGTCTCCGCACTAACCTTGTCCCCGTTAGCTAGCGACGTGGCTCGTGCCACGCCGCTTCCAATGCCTTGCTTTCCAGCTTCTTTAGTAGTCAACCCTCCTTTGCCGTGCTTTCGGCGCAGCTCAAGGCCGCGCCGCGCAGCACTTCTCACGCTTGCAGGAGGGGCGAAGCCTTCAGCGTCGCCCCTTAGCCCTTTTTTCTGCGCTTGCGCAGGCTTGACAGATAGCCCTTGCAACGAGCCTCAGCAGGATTGCCATCCATCTCTTCCTCATCCTCCATTCCTTCCTTGCTCATTGAGCCGCACATCGTGTCGATGTAGGCATCCCAATAAGCGTCGCTCTTATCTTTCTTCTCCATGCCAGCTTCGCTCATTGCAATGGCAATGGCTTGCTGGCGGCTCTTCACGGGCTTGCCGTCACCGCCCTTCAAGGTGCCCGCTTTGAATTCGCGCATCACCTTGCGCACCTTCGATTGCTTCTGCTTCGATGTCATTTACTTACAAGCCCCCAGAAGTACAAATCGTGACTACTTGTATTCACCTTAAAACAATGTTCCGAAAACATGCAGGCAATGGGAAAAGCGTCGTAGAAATCTTCCTCAATCAAATTCTTGTAATAGTCCCAGCCCTTACCAACTGTTAGCGGACTGCTGCCCCTGTCGCTTCTTGTTGTGCCATGCTCTGGGCGCCCAACGGTGGCGCAGGTCATCACCAATAAGCCCTCATCTCTCACCAAACGGTGCATGTTTGCGAATGTGGCTTCCCAATGGGGATTGTGTTCAAAGCACTCAGCAGAGATGGCCACATCAAAGCTGCCAGTGGCGCCGTCATAATTCTGGCCCTCACACACCACATCAACGCCTCGCCCAGGCCCCACGTCAACACCCACGTACTCCTTCGGCTCTTCAAAGAAACGCCTCACACTTCCATTGATATCAAGGCTCCCCATCTCAATGATTCGCCCTCCATGGAAAAACGACGGAAATTCGTTTTTCACACTCTGTACGAACTCTTGCTGTTCAAAATGCGCCATTGCTATTTACCGAATGGAGAAGTGAATTGTTCCTTGCCAGGGAGGCCTCCCCATTTCGTTTGGTAGTAGGCCTTATTGCGTTCAAAACAGCACCAATGCATTCGCTTGTAACGATCATCACCGCTATGCAATGTGCTGCTGTTGTCATGCTTCCATGAAGGAAGATTCACTTTGATCGCGGGATTATCTTCCACCAGCAGACGCCAACGACAATCATTGTCTTCAAAGTAAGCAGGTGCAAATAGCTCATCAAAGCCTCCCATTCCCAGCCAGCGCTCAGGGCGATTCACGTAGAACGTGGAAAACCCACCAACGGGATGATTAGTCTCCAGCAAAATGCTGCCAGGATTGGCATCAGCGGCCTCTAAAAAGGCCGCGATGTCATTCAATCCGAACACCACATCATCATTCGCAATAATGCATTGATTGAGCTGATTGATGAGATAATTCCACGACTTTGCCACACCAAGGTTATACGGTGGCACTGCAATCTTCCATTTGGAAAGATCGCATTTTTCCGCAAGCGCATCAACAGCACCGCTCTCCTTCATTCGCCCACCATTGTCAAGAATCAACACCTCTGCCTCTATACAAGGGTGCTCATCATTGAGAAGATGATTACACAGACGGATGAGCTTGTCATAACAAGAAAGCGTGGGAATCCCCACGCTCACGCGACGCTTAGTCATTGCCAAAGCCCTTGCCAGATGTGGGCTTCTTCAGGACATTGTTAACAATTTTGACCACGCTCGCACCAATCGTGCTCCACGAATACTTCTCATCCTGAAGTTCGTCGTAGCACCATTGCGCCACCTTGTCAAGATTGTCGCGATTCTCGTAGTAATTATTAAGGATGGCCACGAGATCATTCACAGAAGGAATGCCACGGTCCAAGCCATAGTTACAGTCCACTTCCCAGCTTTCGATGGGAATGCGCGGGATGCCGCCGAAGATCTCCTTCAACGATGTGTGGTCGGGAACAATCTGAGCAGTGCGCGTGGCGGCATGCTCAAAATTCACCAGGCCCCAGCCCTCGCCAATGCAAGTGTTAACGCCAACATCGCAAGCGTTATACACAAGATTGAGCTTGTCAACTGGCAGGCAATTCATCACATCAAAGTCCTTGCTTGTGAGAATCAACTTGCCCGCAGGGTCGTAACCATAGTCACGAGAAATACGCTTAAACAGAGGAATCAAATCCCATCCCTGATCCTTCGACCCCATATTGAGCCATAAGCGAGCATCAGGTTTGTCCAGCGCAAATGCAATGAACGCTTTGATAGTCAAATCAATGCGCTTGCGTGGCTGATTGCGATTGCCATTAAAGACGATAAATAGATCCTCGGGCACGCTCATCGCTTTGCGTGCTTCATTCTTTTTAACGGGGAAGAATGTAGAGCGATCAATACCATGCGGAATAACATCGCACGGCATTTCACAGCCCGCCTTGCGCACTTCTTCCAATCCGAACTGCGTGTAGGTGGCCATGCCATCCCACTCCTTGCAATCCTCAAACACTTCCGGGAAGAAGCCGTAGCTGTCAGTGGGGAAGTAGCCATACCACTTGAAGCCAATCGCCTCTTTAAGGGGCTTAGCCACCTTCCACAGCTTATTCAAAATCCAAATATCATTCACCGCAAACACCAGATCGGGCTTCTCCTTAATCAGAAGCTCCTGCATCCGATGGGAGCCGAACGGATCGGCTCCTCCTGCATTAGCTGGATACATCCGATAGGGCAATTCATGCGGGTCGCCCCACCAGTTGACGGCGAGCACCACCACTTCATGCTCTTTCGCAAGCTCAGGCAGCAAATTCTCTGCCACCCGTCCGAATCCAGTTTGAACTGCAGCGTCTCCGCAGTAAAGAATCTTGGCCATACAAAGCGCAATGTCTTGCGCAATGTTAGGCCTAGTTTTTAGACAGGGACTGTCGGTACAGCGTTGCGCTTGTATTCAACACTGCATCTACATCTGGATCGGCATTCGCAGCGTTGTCCAGGCATAGGCAGGCTTCCCATCGACACCAATCCAGCCCTTGCATAGCGAAGGCAGTCATCGCAATGCTGCGCTTGCGGATCGAGGATGCGACGCATCAGGGAGTAGCCCTGTCGTTCTTGACGAATACTGGAACCTTCCCAGTAAGAACCTCGCACGCTCTCAGCATATAGCTGCACACGAGCAAGAGCCATGGCAGTAGAAACGCGCCCAGCCAGAATATCCCCAGCAAACTTCTGAAGATAACCGTATTCCGCACGAAGCCTTTGACCGATGCGGCCATACTCTGCGCTGCCCATGCCGTCCTTGCCACCATGCCCAAGCACTGTTGCTTGAATATGAGCAGCCTTAATTGCTTCGCGGACACTGCCTTGCCACTGATCAATCGTGATGTTGCCATCGGCCAACATTTGAGTGAAACGGCGTAACTGCTGACCAAGTTTGTCGATGCGACCATCAACGAGAGCCATTACGGCCTTCTCGCTCATGAATTGACCAGAGGGGCGCCTGTAGCGCCCCAAGTTAGTGTCATATGACCATTCGGCATCAAACCGAGGCCATGAATCACTCAGTGGGCTGAGCATCAGAAGCCTCCAAGATGTCCTTAAAGCGCTCCGGCGCCTCCGCTTTCCACTGGTTCAATGCAGCATCAATATCAGCCTGAGAAATCAGGGAGGCCTCGTCGATGTCGCCAAGAATGAGCCCTTCGGCCTTCATTGGCTCGATGGCATCCTCCTTGAAATATTCGGCAGTTTCCTTCTTGCCCTTGAAGGCGCCTTCCATGCTGCCGTGCTTGCGCTTATACAGCTCTTTGTACTTTCGCGTGACATAGGCCCCGGCCACTGCGCTTGGCCAAGTCTTGAACTTGGCCTTCGCTGCAGCAATTGCCTTCTTGTGGAGTTCCTTGTCCTTGAATTCCACATCTCCACGCTGATGCTCTAGATCCCGCGAGAGATAGAGACCTGCCTCGTCCATTGTTTCGTCATCAGGAGAGGCTCCACGAGTGCCGTCCATTGGCAGAGTGCCATTGGCCTGATCGAGAGGATCACGACCACCAGGAGACACTGCCAGTTTTCCATCGCCACTACCAGCCTTGTCAGGCATTTCCCGCACGATGGACGGATCGATAGTGGTCTCAATGCTGTATTCGCTCTTGCCGAAGCGGCTATCAGCCACCTCCTGCGGTGTGAGCACACCCACCTGGATGTAGCGAGCATCGACGGCAGCAACACGCGCCCGCACGTCCGCCAGCTCCCGCTCATTCATTTCAAATAGCGGCTTGAAGCTCACGCGCCAGTTATCAGGCACCTTCCCATTGGTCGGCCCCGCCTTGCTGAGCATGATGTATTCCATCAGCTTCATTAGAGGCTTGCGAAAGTGTGTCTCCTGGTAGTGATGGCAGATCTTCGCGAAATCACGCTCCTCCGAGCGGCCAGTAGCGCCAAGACCTGACGGCGACTGACCAAACAACAATGTATGGGGAATGCCAGATGCAGCAATAATGTCAAGCCGCAGCTTCTCCAAGATTTCAGAGACGCCACCGAAGTGGCGGCTCACAAATGCCAGCTCTTCCTTTTCAGCATCAATCGCGTAGCCGCGATAGATGCTCTTGCTCATGTCGTTCAGTTGCAGGCGGTCTTTCACTTGACTTTCTTTGCCTGCAGCAAGCATCGAAGCCAGGCCCCGCACCTTGTGAACGAAAATGTCGAATTCAGTAAGAAGAGTGGCAATGGAGGAAGTGCCGCTGTAGTAGTGATTGAAGCTCTCAAACACGCTCTGCAGCACGCTCATGCCCCAGCCATAGTTCTTCTGACGGGTGCGGTAGGGCAGCCAAATGCCGTCAAAGCGCAAAATCCTGTCTTTATGGATGGCGCGAAGATTGGGTTGCTGAATAAGATCACCAGAAATAATCTGGTAGTAAGTTGCTTTTGAATAGTCGTAAAGACTGTCTTCGCTGATAACCGGCGCAATCTGATGCCGATCCAGGCATTCCATGCCCTCCACGGCACGAATGTTGCTCCGATCAACGGGCATATCAGACGGACGGCCATCATCGATGTAAAGCAACAGTGCGCTGCCGCCATACAGTCGTGAAGTCTTAGCTGCCTCGTTAAAGCCCGACAGGATTTCGAGGTCTTCAATAGCTTGCTCAACGCCGGAAAGGGTTTCGGCGTTCACGCCTTCCCCGCCAAACAAAATTTCAAAACCCTCGCGGGTGCTCTCATCCGCCACGAGGTCAACAATGCGGCGCATGAGCCAATGTGCATAAAGACCTTCAAGGTCTTCATGGCCCATGAAGCTGACGGGCTTAACAGTAGTACGTGTGGTCTTATCACGTGTCGTACCCATGCCGGTGAACACGTTTTGCAGGCCATCAGCGCGAATACCACCCTCGGAACTGTGCCCGAGCTGCACCATATCCACACCTTGTGTAACGTCAGCCATGCATAAGAAATCCTGATGTTGCAACCATTCTAAAACTGGATACATTGAAACGTCAGGATTCGCCTAGCACACCATGGGCTACATAACGTGGGAGCTGTCACACTCCGAGAAGGCGCTCGCCATTGCAGAAGGTGAGCGTCGGCAGAGCGTCAACATGATTCAGGGCAAAATTGGCCGTGATCGAGGCCCCACTCACGGGCAAGATGCCCTCCGTGTTCACATCCTTGGGGCCGGTGGTGAGATGGCCGTTGCTTCATATCTTGGCCTTAAAGATGAAGTGTTTAAGGAGAGTGAAGCCCGACGCGGAAGTTATGATTTACCCCCGGACATCGATGTAAAAACACGAGCACGACATTACTATGATCTGGCGTGCATGCTCGACGAAACCTCCTCTAAGACCCTGGTATTGGTCACCATCGAACATCGGGAGATACGCATCCACGGGTGGATCAAGGCCTACGATGCAATGCAGGACAAGTGGAAAAAGAGTCACGTACCAGGGCGCGTCTCTTATTTCGTTCCTAAAGAGAATCTTCGCCCGATTGAGGAACTAAAAGCATGCTTAGCTGCTCAGACTTTGCCAAGCACGCCCTAAAGCTTGAACTCTATCCGAAGCAAGCTGAAATTCTTGACAGCTTCTTCACTGGCGGCTATTCACAGGCAACTTGGGCTCTCGGTCGCCGTAGTGGTAAAACGCTTATGGCTGCCGTTGCCTGCGTCTACATCTGTTTTGTACTGGAAGAGAAATACAAAAGCAAGGTACGGAAAGGGGAGAAGTGGTACGTCTTGACAGTGGCCAACAGTCAAGATCAGAGCCGCATTGCCCTCAATAACATCCGCCAGCTCATCCTCGATAGCCCGTTCGCCCAAGAAATCCAGCGCGAAACGGCAGATCAGCTTGAGATGAGCAATGGTTGCGTGTTCAAAGCTATTCCCACCTCCGGTAGGGCTGCTCGTGGTCTTGCATGTTGCGCTTGTGTGTTTGACGAGCTTGCCTTCGCAGTAGACGGCGATGCCAACTCTGGCGCCAACGGCATCTATCAAGCGCTTTCTCCTGCAGTGGCACAGTTTGGCCGGGAAGGCAAAATCCTTGAACTCTCTTCGCCTTGGCTCACAGACGGCCTCTTCTATCAACATTTCAAGGAAGCCGCCTCAGGGCGGTTTTCCCATTTGCAAGCTGTAAACCTCCCAACATGGGAGATGAATCCCACCATCTCTCGTGAATTCCTGGAGCTGGAGCGCCAGCGTGACCCAGATAAGTTCAATGTGGAATATGGGGCGCAGTTCTCTGCCAATCTCTCTGCTCTCATCTCTCCTGATGTAGTAGAGGCCTGCATTGACGACAAACGCAAGGCATTGCCTCCTGAAGAGGCCTTTATGGGAACATATGTACTAGCGCTTGACCCTGCTCGCGGCGGCCTTGGTCGAGATAACTACACCGCCTGTATTGTTCATTTCAATAATGGCACTCTAGTTGTTGACAAGTTCCACACGTTTGTTGCCGACTTTGAAATTAATGGAAGGAAGGAAGTAAATATCAATGCAGTGGAAGACTGGATAAGGGAACAGCACAAGCTCTATTTGTTTGACAAGATCGTCATGGACCAATACAACAGCGCAGGCACAATCCAGGCCCTCACTGGTGATTTTCCCATTGAAGAACTCACTTGGACCATCAATTCCAAAGTAAAAGCATTCTCAAAGATGCGGGAATTATTTAATGCTGGACAGGTGAACATTTACAACCATGAAAAGGCAATTAGTGAAATCAAAGGTCTAACTGTGGTGTATAGAGCAGGCGGACAATGGACGGTAACTGGTGGCAAGCAAACTGGCATTGACGACCATGCATTTGCATTGGCCGCAGCAATTCACGCCGCAAATCAAGACGACGAGGCTAATTGGCTAGACGGATTCATTTGAACCTTTAGTATGTTCAAGAATTTATTTTCACAATGCCGAAGTGGAAACGCTTGAAATTAGTCCCAAAGAAGTGCAGTTCTTGGTAGCACTATTAGAGGGTGATCGCCAAACTGCGCTGCAGCTTCTTGCGGCAGAGCATTTTTATCAACCGTCCCTGCTGCCACGCCTCCGCAAAATTCAGCAAACGCTCAAAAAACAGCAGCGCCAAGAGCAATCCACTTGAAAACACTTAGCCTAAAAGTGTTCAAGATGATGCAATGGAAAGGGAAGCTCTTCACCAAGCCTTTGCAAAAGTAGTGGATGCCTCCTTTGCGTTCACCACGGCCTTTAACGAGCACGGGGCAGACAGCGAGCAAGCCTGCGAGGCAAATAATGCCTATGTCGAAGCCATGGCCGCGTATAAAAAGGAGGTAGACCTTCCCTTTTCCACGTCAACGCGCTGGGAGGTTTTGTGCCGGCAAAACCCGGAAGCTCCCGAGTGTCGTCTGTACGACGTATGAATGGCAATACAGTTTGCATGCAATACATATTGAATGGCCGCAAACACCAAGTTTGCGTGCCGCTTCATGAAGCACGTCACCACCATCGCTGGATTTCAGAGCAAGGTGGAACCATCTATTGGTCTTGGCGGCAATAGCTCCATCGTTTTATTTTTGCTTTATAGTTTCTGAGCAATCGCGATGCAGCCACGAGGGGACGCCTGAGTGGTTTTATAGGGGGTGGTTCAGGCACCCCCGAATTGCAAGGGGAGGGTGGAAGCTCCCTTTGCTGTTGCCTTACCAGGACAACGATGAAGCTGCGGGAGGGCCGCCGCACGGCCATTATTGGACTATTGCGTCCTACTCCCGCCCCTCGCCCTTGTAGCTCAGTGGTAGAGCAATGCTTTTGTAAAGCATTAGCCGCGGGTTCAATTCCTGCCAGGGGCTTGATAAACTAAAAGTACGTTCACCCCGGCGACGGGGCGCATGACTCGCTGTCACGGAACGGGGACAGCATCATCGGGAACCACCATGAACCCTCTTGCACTGATCAAGCAGCAGCTTGAGAAAGCCGCACGTCTGCGTGAAGCACAAATGGCCTCTCTGGTTTACAGGGGCGTTGCCTATGTGCCCAAGCCGCACTGGTTCTGAAACTGCCCTCGTGGTAGTATTCCGTTGCTGACACGCTTATCATTTCAGCACAGCGTTCGCTCGCTGTTCAGTATGTCTAAGCGTTAAAGCAAGAAGGGGAGCATTAGCTCCCCTTCTTTTTGTTTTATGCGCAACTGATCGCTCGCTGGTAGTGTGTATTCAACGTCGTTCCAGTGGCGAATAACTCCTGCGATGATGAAAATATTGGTGGTCATGTACAAAAACAGTACAACAGTTCTAATAAGAGCGACAACATCTGCTTCTTTTTTATTCTTTCCAGCCTTCTCGCCAAGTGCTTTCGCCCAAAGCCGCCACATAATCATTCGCCGTCGAAATAAGCCATAGCCTCGTCCCAATGGAAAGGGGCAAAATTATTCTGCTCTACGCAAGTGTTGAAATAGCGCCGATCTAGGCTCCCACCAGGGAGCCTCACGTTGTGACAATGTAGATGACCGTGAATGTTACCCCTGAAACGCTGCTCAAACAGCTCCGGGTGCAATGGAATGTGACTCAGCATGAATTCATGGTGATAAAAACATCCCCTCACGTCATCAAAATATTGCGCATAATCTGACAGCTTGTAGATGTCATGATTGCCACGCACCAATACCTTTCGCCCGTTCAGGCGCTCCAATACTTTCAGGCCCCTACGCGGAATGGCTACGTCGCCTAAGTGGTAAATCCTGTCTTTGGGCTTCACAACGGCGTTCCACTTTTCCACCATTGCTTCGTCTGCTTTTTCTGCATTGTCAAACGGACGTAGCTTCTCACCATCAGGCCGCAGAAACGTACAGGCCTTCTCATGGCCAAAGTGCGTATCTGAGATGAGCCAGCAATTGACCATAAACAAGACAAAGGGCGCCCTTGCGGGGCGCCCCTTCTCCTCACACCTTGAAAATATTAGCGGTCCAACGCCGCCCGTAGGGCTTGCTTGCGCTTTTCTATGGACTCTGGAGTGGAATTTGCAACTAAGTACATGGCAGCTTCAAACAATGTGTCGTGACTGTCGTCTGCCTGGCCCAACATTATGTTGCATTTGCCACACAAGATGCCGCGCACTTGGCCGAATTCGTGGCAATGGTCAACAACAAATTGGCCGCTCCCGTGATTTGGACTAGTCGACTTGCAGATGGCACAGCAACTGCCCTGCGCTTTGAACATTGCCTCCCATTGCTCAAGCGTGATTCCATAGGTGTTGCGCAACTTCTTGTCCTTTTCTCTTCGCTTGTCGTACTGAGCCTTTCGCTGCGCCAATACTTCTGTCTTTCTGGTTCTATAACTGTTTCCCGCCTTTTCCTTGGTGCATTGCTTGCATCTGGCGGTGAGACCGTCTGCCACTCTCTTCTCCTTGTAAAACTGCGAAGAGTCCTTCTCAATGCCGCAGCAAACACACAGTTTCATTCAAAGAAAAAGCGCCAGCAATCATGCTAGCGCCTTGGTTGGGCAAACGCCTTGCTAGAACTGAAACTATTCCCGACCGTAGCTGGGCAGGTCCACGTTTGAGCTTTCAAAGAAGGCGATTTGACGTGCGCGACGTGTGTCGACCATCTCTGGAGCTTTGCCTGTAAAGAACAGACTTTCGGATTGCCTCATCCAGAAATCCTTGTCAAGCCACCGATTATCACTTGGACCAAGATCCTCAAAGAGCCAAGCCGCTGTAGCGGCACGAAGCCGATTCAGACTTTGAGAATCCTCTTCGCCAAGCTCTTTTGCAACCATGCCGTGAATGGCAGTGTGAACACGCTCATCGCGGCTAATGTCAGCAGAAACAGTGCGCATGCCCACGTCGCCGTTTTGACGGAAGAACGGCAACGCCACGAAAAACACGGAGCGCTCAAGAATGGCCGCCTTGTGGACGGGATGAGCTGGATGCTCATTCCATACTTTCAGGATGTTCATCACATCACTCTCAGCCTTTTCATTTACGCCATGGACGGCGGCAATGTAATTAAGAGCCTGATCGTGGCGCTCTTCGTCCTCCATGTTGGACTGAAGAGCCTCTACGACGCCTGGGGTGGAAGGCAAATCCTTCTCCAGCCCTTGCGCCAAGAAATCCTTTACAGGCAGCTCTAGATGGCGCAAAGCCAGCGCCTTGAACAAAGTAGCCTCGCTGCCCTCAGCAACGGCATTCCTGCTTACAGGAACGGCCTGCCAAGGCCGCTTCTTTGCAATTGTCTCTAGATAGGGGCTTTTCTCGGCAGTGGCCATTTCAAACGATGGAATAGTGTGGATACGAAAGGGGGCCGCCGGCCCCCTTTTTTAATTAGTCACTCTGCGCAAGCTGCACAGAATCCGGCCTCTAAATCACAAGACGCAGAACTCTGATTGGCCGCCGACTCATCGTCGAGACCAAACATGCTCTTAAAGTCGTCATCTAATGCCGCGTAGGCATCATCTTTACGCTGCGTGTCTGGAAGAACTTGCAGCGAATAGTAGAGGCTCGTCTGAGGTGATGCTAGCCAATCCTTGAGGAAGGCTTCGTCATAAACGACAACATCGCTCCAAGAATTGAAGCTATATCCATGGAAAAGATTGCCGCTATTTTGGTACATGCGTACCAGCTCATCAGCCACACGTTTGTAATCTTCCCAGCCCACATCTGCTGCCGTCTCAACATCGCCATAGTCAAAGCTTTCCACACCAAATGTGCCGCTATCGCGGTCCACGTGACGAGCAATAGGAGGAGCAATCTCAGGCGTTGTAGTAAATCCACGCAAATCCTGGTAGCGATAGGAGCACGATGCTGTGGGAGCAATGCAAAATGCCCTGTCCATGTTGTATTCACGGGCAATGGCCGCGGCCTCCATGATTGCCTGCTTCAAAACGATGGCAGCAGTGCGAGCATTGGTAATAGGCCCAGGCTTTCCATCGTTCACATCTTTCAGCGCCAGGCCGAAGTCCTTATAGGAAATACCCTCCTGCGCCAGGAAGTTAGCCAGGCCCAGCATGCCAAGCCCCACTTGACGATCTACAACGGCAGGCAGATACTCTCCAGTGTCGCCAACGCCCGTCACGGCATGCAGCTCACAAAGCTGCAGCATGCCCTCCTTGAAAGCCCCTACGAGGTCTTCGATGGCGCAGGCGCCCATGTTGACGTGCTGCAACAGACAAGTGCCACGATGCGGAAGATAAACCTCCAGACAGACGTTCGCACGAATGCGCTCACCACGCTGGTCATAACGAATTTTGTTCAGCCAGATGTCGCCTGAAGCAATTCCCTTCAGCAATGCATCAATCAATTCAGGAGAACTCTTCTCCATAAAATCTTTATCAACATTCACGCAACGCTTCACCCAAGGCAGCTCACTTCGCGATGCTTTGATGAAATCAAGCGCATCAGGGTGCGAATAATCAATATGCAGAACAATTGCACCGTTCTTGTATCGCCCGCCCCGTCGCAGAATTTCATTCAATGTGGAATAGATTTTGCCGAAGCTCACCGGACCACTGGCCACCAGGCCCTTGCCATTTTCAGCGCCCTTAGGCCGCAAATCAGATAAATGGACGGCAACGCCAGCGCCATTGCGCAGACCATGACTCACAAAGCGCCAGGAAGCCTCAATGCCATCCTCGCCTTCCATTGAATCAAGCACGTTGAACACTGTGCAGCTCACGGGGAGGCGCCCGTCAGCATCATCCATCCAACTTTGCACCCGTCCAGTGCGGGCAATCTTCTCCGCCATTGTCATCCTTGATTGAGACGAAAGAGCCGCCCTCAAAGGCGGCTCTTGAACGGAACCAGCTTAGCTACGTCTGCTGGCTCCTTAATCAAATCTTTCGCTAGTCACACAGCATTTCAGGATCTTCGATGGACTGCCGGTCCTTTGCGAAGAGCATTGCCTCATTCTTGCTGCGAAAGTAATGAGGCTTACCTTCGTGAGCAATGAACCACGTATAGCCAGGGCGGCTATGGGCGGGCCATAGCTTGATTGAGCCGACCATGAAGGGCTCTGGCAGATCGTCCCACATGGTGATCTCTGCGATATTTCTTCACGCTAAAGAGAGAACAATGGAAGGGCATGTGTTTCTTGTCACTTTTCACGATTATTTCAGCATCTCAGCATAAACAATGGAGAAAAGCTGAAGATTTTCATGAGAAATGGCATCAAAAGCCCTGTTTGGTATCAGCGCTATACCAAAATTAGGTCACAGCTCACGTTATGCTAAGCATTGTGCAACTGCTGTTCAGGATACGGTTCGCCGACGAAGCGACGCCTGACCATCGCATCCAGCACTAAGCGAGGGGCCGCCCCAAAGCGGCCACTGAGCGCTCCAGAAGAGCCCAAAGCTCTCGACGCCAAGCCCCTCGCAAGCCTTCTAGGACTGGCAAATGTCCTTCCAGCCCTGAGACGCCGCCTCAAAGCGGCGTCGCTCCAGGACGCCTGGTGAATGCAAGGGGAAAATGCGTGCAACTGCGCGGGTGACGCAAAAACACACGCAAACAATGGTCTTCGCACTAAAAAGGGCGGTCTTTGAGGACCGCCCTTTGTTCTGGAAATAACAATGGAATGGAATGTCTGGTGAATGTTCTGAACGGAGCTTCGCCATATGGCTCACCTGCGGCCTTTGGGGCCTTGGTTCGCCATAGCAAGACTACGTTTTCACGAGCCATGGCTATGCTTTGCCCAGTTAATTTGCCTTCCATGGAAGGAACAAAGGCCTGCTCTAAATGTGGTCGCGTAAAGCCGCTCTCACTATTTACTCGTCGAAGCAGAGCTAAAGATGGTCGCAGATCCGCATGTAAAGCATGTGAAAGCAGTTACAACAGAAACTACAACGCGCGGGCATTTGCTCGCAATGCAAATCCCGTGGCATCAAGAATCGCAAAAATGCTCTCAGCGGCTAAACATAGAGCAAAAACTAAAGGCTGGGAATTTGACCTTGATTCCAAATTCCTATATTCCCTCGTAACCGATAATTGTCCTATTACCGGGGCTCCTTTTCGCTGGAAAACTAACTATGGAGCAGGAGAACAAGGTAACGCTCATCCCTGCGCTCCATCGCTAGATCGTATTGATAGCTCAAGAGGATACACAAAAGACAATGTTTGGATTATTTCTTGGAAAGCAAATTGCTTGAAAAATGACGCAAACGAAACAGAACTAATCGAACTTGGCCTCGCACTTGCAAAAGCAAAAATGAACCTAGTCTGCTCTCAGTTGTGATATGCGCGTATGCATAAAGGAAAATAGTTGATCAAAAATTGCGGCACTTTGTTTTGGGGTAGCCCGACAAGCTTGGCACAAAACCCCCACGTTACCGCGCTATGTCAACCATTGCTTCGCTATTCTTGCATGGCACCGGCCGGTGCGTCAAGCGTTGAAACAAAGCGTTACAGTGAAGAGTTTTCCACAGACCTGTGGAAAAACCCCGTTCCAGTGATGGGTGATACCCTCAGCCCAGCAAAGCTCAGGCAGCAGCAGGCAAAGCGGGGGCAGCGTCAGCGGGCAGCCTGTGGGCCCGTAGCAGGGCCAAAGCGGGGGCCAGGCATGGCAGGGGCCAGCAGGCAAAGCAAAGCCCCCAGGGGCTGCCTGGGGGCTGAGTTGACGGGATGGGGACCGGCATGGTAGGGGCTGCTATTCGATCTCCCACCATCGCTCTAGATCCTCTGGGTCGGGCTGCCAATCCTCTGGCAGGCCCTGGGCTTCCAACCATTCGGCTCGGGCCTCTTCCCTCTCCATCCATGCCGGGGGCTGTAGGGGCAGCATTGGTCAGGCCTCCCATTTCACGGTGGTGAACGCTGCCTGGCCACCACCGGCCAGGGGCTGCCATGCTCCCACCAGGGGGGTGAGGCTGAACGCGTCAGCCTCTGGCCCTTTGCCCCTGCTGCGCTTTGTGCGCAGGATGACGGCCACGCCGTCAAAGCCCCCAGGCTGAGGCCCTGCAGGGTCGGCCCATCGGTGGTCGGTGGTGTCGCCGTCGATGCACAGCAGGCGCACCCCGCCGTCATCGTTGCGCAGAATCAGGGCCTCTGGCAGGGGCTGGCCCTTTGCAAAGCCAGCGGGCACGGCCACGCGGAACCCAGCGGCCACAGCGGCCAGGGCTTGATCGATGCCACGGGGCCGGTCTGCTGCCAGCGAGGCTGTCACGTCAAAGCCAGCGCTGGCCTGGGCCTGCAGGCCGTGGGGGCCAGTGATGGGGGCTTTGGAATATTCGTAGAGATGCACAGCACCGGCAGGGGCCAGGGCCAGGGCCTCTGGCAGGGTGAGGCCCTGGCCAGGAGCCACGGGCAGGCCGTAACGGCGGGCCAGGCTTTGTGCCTCTGCTGCTGTCACGTCAAAGCGCCAAAGGTGAACCGGGCTGTCATCGGTGCCGCGCAGTCTGACGGCCAGGGGCAGCCCTTTGGTCTGGGCCTGCCGATAGGCTCGGGCGATGGCCCAAAGCACGGCCCTGGCATATATACGGCCATCGGCCAGCATGGCAAGGGTGCGGCGGGCACGGGCAGCGGCCACAGTGGTGGACATTCCGCCATGACCAGCCCAGGCCAGGCAGCCAGCAGCACAGCCAGCAGAGGCCCAGGGGCAGCCATTATGGGCCAAGGCCAGGCTTAGGACGTTCTCACGTTCGGCCAGGGCCTGCAGGCCGTCGATCCGGGAGCGTGGGGCCGTGGGGCCGGCTTTGGGGCCGGCCACGGCCTGGGCCAGGGCTTTGGCGGGCAAGTGGTGCAGGATGACGGGCCAGGCCAGGGCTTTGCCCTTTGCAAGCTTGGCGTTTGAGGCCCCTACTGTCAGCAGGCCATCAACGGCCAGGCCAAAGCGGGCTAGGTGCGCCTTCACGTCATCGGGCACAGCGGCGGGGGCCGTCTTGCGGGCAGTAGGGCCAGCGGGCACGATGGCAGCGGGGGCCTGCTGTGGTTGCTGCTGTGGTTGGGCCTCCCATCGGGCGCTTAGCTCATCCAAAGCGGCCAGAATGTCATCGGCCACGCGCTCGGCATGGCTCGGGGGCAGGGCCTGGGCTGCAGGCTTAACGGCCCAGGCGTTCTCGTGACTGCGCAGTAGGGCCGCGGCCACGTCTTTCAGGTTGCTACAGGGGCCAATATTCCAGCCAGTGCCGACGTGGTAGCCGCCGCTGGGGGCGTGGTCGATGCGGTCGGGCAGGCCCAGGGCTTTGGCTGCCTGCTGCAGGGCTGCAACGGTCGGGCGCTTCAGGCCCTGGGCTTTGGTGGTGCCAGAGGCTACGGCCTGCAGATAGGCG